GATGTTTTGGCGACTGAGTTTCCAACCAACAGCACGTACAACAGCTTGATTGCTCAGGACATTTTGAGTCCCGGCAGCTTCATCACGGAGGGCTAATCAATGGCATACCCCACACTGGTTCCATCCAGCCGCAGCTACAACTCCGGCGACTATCCAGTTAAAACCTTTCGCTCGCAATCCGGCTCGGAATCCCGGATTTTGTACGGCAACCGCCGCACCGGCATGACACTGGAGCTGCAGTACGACAACATCACCGACGCCAACGCCGAGCTTTTCCTCGATCACTACGACGAAACCAAGGGCAGTTACACCACCTTCACCCTGCCGACTGGTGCGCTTAGCGGATGGAGCGGCAACAAAGACGCGCTAGATGCAGCAACTGCAAACAGCTGGCGTTATGACCAGCCACCGCAGGTAAGCAATGTCCGCCCCGGCATCAGTTCGGTGCAGATCAAGCTCATCGGTGTTCTCTAAACTGTAACCATGGCCAAGATTTACACCGGACGCGACGGCAGCCTTTTGTTTGCCGGCACCACGCAAGCCAAGGTCACGTCTTGGTCGTTTCAGGCTGACGTTGAAGTGCTGGAAACCACCACGCTTGGCGAATCACAACGCAGTTACGCGCCAGGCGTCCAAGAATTCAACGGCAGCGCCACACTGTTGTACTACAAAGATGATGCAGGCCGCAACGATGCCGCCACGGCTCTGAAGAGAGTGCTGCGTGTTGCTGGTGTTTCCAGTAGCGATACCGTCACAATGCGTTTGCGCTTGGTGGACGGCAATACAAACAGCGACGTGCAGCTCACCGCGTACATCACCAGCGTCTCGTTCGGCGCCAGCGTGGGTGAAGTCATCTCTGCCCAGATCAGCTTCCAAGGCACTGGAGCACTAACGGCGGTAACTATCTAATGGGCATCTACCTAGGTCAGATCGGCCAAATCGAGCTTACCCGTAAGTCTCTAGAAGGGTCACTAGAATCCATCGTCAATCCTTCGGACGTAAACACTGAGCGAGATCGCTTCAGTTTCGATTTCGACGAAGGCTACCTAGTTAGTGGCGATCTAATTGAAATAGCCACCACGGACGGTACAAATTTAGACTTTGTATCTGCAGCGGGCTGGACAGTCGGCAGCGTCCAAACCAGCGGTAACTGGTACGTAGCTATAGACGAACTCGGTGGAATTAAGCTGTACAACAACTTCGACGACAGCTTAGAAGGCAGTACAGCAGGCCGAATAAGCCTTACAACGATTACGCGAAACATCCCAATCCGCGTAACTGTTCGAGATCGTGACTCCCGCATCCTCGCTGATGTTGTTGAGTACGAACTCAACACAAACCGCGAAACAGTCGACATCACAACACTCAGCGATCAACACCGCCAGCAATACAGCAGCCTGATCACAGGAAGCGGCAGACTAACCGCACACTGGGACTACACCAACGTCACTGGAACAGAACCTGTCCATTACTTGATGCAGCTCGTGGTCCGTACAGAAGTGGGCTCATCTTTTCACGGCAAATTTTACGTAAAAGCTGAAAACACTACAGCTCAGACGGGATCTTTTTCCGCCACGCAAATTAACGACGCATTGTGGTGGGAATTTGATGCACTGGTCACAAGTGCAGCAGTAAGCTTTACGCCGGACAGCGTGATCGTTGGAACGATTGACTTTGTAGCCACTGGACCAATCCGCTTAAAGGCCCGCACGCAGCAAAAACGCTACCTGCTGCAAGAATCCGATAGCAAGATCGAACTGGAACAGGATCCAACGTCTTACCTGCTATTGGAAGAACTGGAGTAAGCCCTAGACTGGGTTTAACTGTAAGCACTGCCAGGAAGCTGCGGGCATGGCCGATCTCAGGATTACGGAACTGGCGGCTCTTGCTGGCGGCAACTTGGCCGCAGGCGACCTTCTGGCGATTGCGGACATCAGCGCCAGCGAGACCAAAAAAATCACGGTTACTGACCTTGTCGGTAACGCCGTCACGCTGATTGCCGACGCGACAATCCCGAGCGCCAAGATCCTGTTTGGTGCTAATACCATCAGCGGCGATGCGCTCCAGGACGCTAGCGTCAACACGGGCGAACTCGCCGACGACGCTGTAACCGCCGCCAAACTGGCCGACGAATCCACCGTTGATCTCGTCACAACGCTCCCCGCCTCTGGCGCATTCGTTGGTCAGATCGCACTGGACACCGACGACAGCAAGATCTACTGCTGGAACGGCGGCGCTTGGGTCAGCATCAAGGCCGCCGGCAGCATCAACACCGTTATTGGCAGCAGTAGCGGTGCCATCAATATCAACGCCACCACCTCCGGCGACGAAGTTACGATCAGCACCACGCTGGAAAATACCAGCGCCGCAGCGCAATTTCTCGCTGGTCCGACTTCCGCTGCTGGAACTGTCGGGTACCGCACGATTGATGCGGGCGATCTTCCAACAGCAACCACCGGTGCCAAAGGTGCTGTTGTCGTTAACGGCAACGGCTTGACGATGAGTGGCGACACCGTCGTCATCAACAACACGGTCACCGCCGAAGCCAGCAATTATCACGTCGTTCAGTACGACGCCAAGGGTCTAGTGACCAGCGGCCGGCAAATCATCGCGGCTGACGTCCCAGTCGCCACGGCTAGCAGCATCGGTGTAGTCAAGCCCGGCTCCGGCCTTGGCGTTGACGGTGCTGGAACACTCAATCACAACAACTCGATCACCCCGGCAAGTGCTGCCAAGGTCACTTACGACAGCCAAGGCCACATTGTTGCTGCATTGGCACTATCTGCAACTGACATCCCTGAACTTGATGCCAGCAAGATCACCACTGGTACATTCCCATCTGCGCGACTAGCTCCTAACAGCGTCACGGCAAGCCAGCTTGCCGACTACGGCATCGCGCAAGTCAGTAGCAGCCAGCCAGTTCCTGAGTTTGCGGGCCAGCTCTGGATCAACCCCACTGACCGTACTGCCTACGTGTGGGTTGGCCAAGTTTCTCCTCCACAGGGCTACTACCTTCCGCTCAACAACGAATTCGGCGCTCAGGCCAACTTGCGTTTTGGCGGTACCTACAACGCAAACACCAACACCATTGCCAGCCTGAACACCTACGGCGCTGGCGCTGGCCTGACAGTCGGATCTTCACTAATCTCACCAACAGCCTCTAGCGCTGGTGTTTATCTGCTGGTAACTACTGCCGGCACTGGCACATCACCCGCGCCTGCGGTTTCCCTCGACGTTGGCGACTGGATCCTCAGCCCCGGCCAAGGTACAACGTGGACACACGTCAACTTGGTTGGTGCAGGCATCAGCGTTATTGATGCTGGAGACGTCACTTTTGCTGGTAGCTCCTTAACGCCCGCCATGACCGGCGTTGCGGATGCCGAAGCAGCTTTGACCACATTGTGGGGCCGCGTCCAAATCGCCACAGCATCAACGCTAGGCATCGTCCTTGAAACAACCGAAATTGAGGTCAACAACTCCACGGGTGCCATGACTGTTGGCACTGTTGATGAAGGCACCTACTGAGCGGTGACATGTCGGGCTTCAATTACAACGGCGAGAACCTGCCCAAAGGAGGTATATCAGGTGAGCTGCTTATAAAAGTTAGCAACGCCGATTACTACGTCCAATACAAAACTCTCACGGAAGTCTTCACCGAGTACGAATTCGAGATCGACGAGGGCGAATACTAGACTAAGCCATAACGCCGTCCCCTGGGAGTTAAGGCATGGCCACGTACAAGCATCTTCGTAGCAGCACTGCAAATAAGCGCCCAACGACAACGATTGCAGACGGTCAGTTTGCGATCAACACGAATACCGCAAGCCCCGGCCTGTTTTTTAAGGATTCCGCTGGCACAGGCATCGTCAAAGTAGGCCCGGTGCACGTTGGCACCACAGCGCCGAACAGCGTGCCGGCTTCTGGTGGCAGCACTGGAAACTACACAGGCGAGCAGTGGCTGGACACAAGCGTGTCTCCTGCTCAGATGAAAGTCTGGAACGGCAGCACCTGGGTCGGCATTGTCGCCGACGAACTGCCTGTCTCCAAACTGCAGGACGGTGCCGCCCGCCAGCTCATCCAAACCGATGCCGCTGGCACCGGTGTCGAGTGGACCAGCAACGTTGATGTACCAGGCACGCTGGACGTTACTGGCGCCACCACGCTGGATTCGACGCTGAGCGTTGCCGGTGTCACCAGTATCCCCTTGGGGTCGGCTGCGGCGCCATCACTGGCGATAACTGGGGATCCAAATTCTGGACTGTACTCCCCCGGCGCAGACCAAGTAGCCATCTCGACTAATGGCACTGGGCGGTTGTTTGTTGATAGCACGGGACGTGTTGGAATTGGGATCACCGGTAGTGCTTATATGCTTGACGTTGATGGTGGCGCAGCAACTCCAAGTCGAATCAGTACAACTGTAAACTGGAACTTCCCTAACTTAACTTTGCGCCGCAATGCGTCAAATATAAGCACGGCAAAAATGCTAACCATGCTGTTGCAAGGTGATAGTGATAGCGATACGGTTCTTACCAATCAATTAAATATCTGGGGCACGTATAGCGGCACACCCACCACAGGTTCAACAACGGCTGGGCTAAGCGGTGTCATGAACCTTGGCGCCCCGTCTGCTATTGCTTCTCATGTAAATGGATCCGAACGCGCCCGCATCGACAGCTCCGGCAGGTTGTTAGTTGGCACGTCTACTGCGCGTGCTAATTTCTTTAATTCAACAGTTTCGCCGCTTATCCAGCAGGAAGGTGTTAGCGGCTCCAGTCGGTTTGCTTCTATTA